AATGGCTTGTTCTTCTCCCAATTGAGGATGTTTAGATAAAATCATTAATAATCGTTTTTGACTTAATGCCTCGCGTTTTGTTTCTTTCTTGTCTTGTATTTGTCCATCTTTTAAATCAAAATTATCATTCTCGTTTTTTTTCATAATATCAATCATATCTTGATTGATTTGTTTTTTTTCGTTTTTTAATTGTTTTGCGGTTTTCGTTAATTGATTAATTTGATTATCTAATTGCACCCATTTTTTTACTATATTTACTAAACGATCTTTAGAATTACTCATATATTTAGATTAAGGTATTATTTATAATTATATATATATTTTTTTACAGAAACGATAAAAGAAATGTCCTTCTTTTTTTACATAAACGATAAAAGAAAATATTTATAATATACAATAATAAATATAGGTATTATAATAGCCCATGTTGTTTACAAATTCACGATCACAAACTTCATACTTTCAAAATAAGATACAGGCATCTGGAACCCAAAATGTAAACACATTCTCATTATTAATGCCACATAGAACTAGAACCATACAGGTTCCACCGAAACAAATCGTAGAAGAACCCGTAAAACCACAAACGAAAAAAATGAAATGGGGAGAACCAACCTGGTATCTTTTACATTGTTTAGCCGAAAAAGTAAAAGAAGATAAATTTTCATTGATACGGGTAGAATTATTAAATGCAATTTTTTCTATATGTGCAAACTTACCTTGTCCGGATTGTGCGAAACATGCATCCGACTATTTAAAAAATATTCAATTTTTGAATATACAAACAAAAACACAATTAAAGATGGCGTTATTCAATTTTCATAATATGGTAAATATCAAAAAAAATATGCAACTATTTCCAGTAGAACATTTAGAGAGTAAATATCAAAATATGGTTCTAATACCGACAATATATACATTTATGCATCATTTCCAAGATAAACATAAAAGTATACGTATGATTGCAAATGATTTTTATCGATCTCGTATTGCAGAACAATTAAAGACTTGGTTTAATGTAAATATATCGAATTTCAATCCTTAATTGGGAGTATCGGAACAAATAAATGTTTGACTAGACGGTTGTAAACACATTTGGGCATTACTTCCTAAAATCAAATATTGATATTGTGGCATATTTTCTTGAACAATGAAGGACCATAATACACCCAACCCAGCAGCAATGATAAAAGACAAGACACAAGCGAATAATGGATAACAATTATTCGATATATTCCAGAAAAAATCCGATAAAATTAAAATTGGAAATAAAACGAGGGTAGGTATGTTATTCAACGCTAAATTATATTTAGCAATGCTCCATACTAAATATGCAAATGTAAAGGTTAATATGGCAAGACCTAGGGGAACCGCAGAAAAAGAACTAAATCCACCCAGCGATAAAAAATTACAAACACCAGAGTCACTTGGTGCAAAGTCGAAAAACATATATTTAAAACTATTACCAATAATCATGGTAATACCTACTGCAAATATTAAACCGACTAAATAGATCAATCCTTTCATATCATTATTAAAAATAGAACTAATGGAAAAAAAACATGCAATAATAAAAGGAGAAAGACGGAAAAATAAATAGGTAATGGTAAATAAATTTGCTTCCATACTATCTTTTTATTATATAGGTATACATTATTTCTTCTTATCTAAAAGAATATAAAATATACCAGAGTATACATAGAAAGGAATATGGGGGTTCCCAGTTATTTTGCATACATTATAAAGAATCATGTGAATATTATTCGAAAAATGAAACAATTAATCCAGTCCCGTGTTCTTTTCCAACGATTGTATATGGATTGTAATTCTATTTTATATGATGTTTTTCACAGTATTAAAGATCCTATTGAAAATGAAGATGCATTTCATGAAGTCATTCTACAAAAAACCGTAATAAAAATTGAGGAATATATTCAACAAATACAACCGGAAGATATTTTATATATTGCATTCGACGGTGTTGCTCCTTTTGCTAAAATGGAACAACAACGTAATCGTAGATACAAATCTGCGTTTCAAGCCCAGTTAACAAAAGATAAAGTGCCAATGAAATTATCCACTAGTATGTTTACTCCCGGAACGAAATTTATGAAAAAACTCAGCAATTATATGACTGCTGCGTTTTTGGGAAAAGAAACAACCTATAGAGTATCCAAAATCATACTAGCAACACCATCCGAACCAGGTGAGGGAGAACATAAATTATATGAACATTTACGTCATTTTCCGGCTAAATCTTCCAAAATAGCGATTTACGGATTAGATGCAGATTTGATCATGCTTTCTCTCTTTCATTTGAATTATACCGAAAATATCTTTGTATTTAGAGAAGCTCCCGAATTCATGAAAAACGCATTAAATCCAGGAACCGGAACCGGAACCGGAACCGGAGGAAAAGATGAAATATGGGGACTGGATATTGCGCAATTAGGAAGATCGATTGCAAATGAAATGGCGTGTAGTTTTCCAGACAATCATCGTATGTATGATTATGTTTTCCTATGTTTTTTTCTCGGAAATGATTTTTTACCGCATTTTCCGGCATTGAATATTCGAACCCATGGGATGCAACGATTATTGGACGTATATCGACAATGTATAGGAAATAAACAGAATACCTTTTTAATAACGAAAACAAATCCTCTCACGATTCATTGGAAAGAACTCCATACCTTTATCCAACAATTAGCGAAATACGAACATGAATTTATTATACAAGAATACGAAGTCCGAAAAAAATGGGATTATTTAGCGAAAAAGGCGGAAATGGATATGGAGAAAATAACAGATATGGATTTATTCGAAGATACTATCCAAAATACACCAGTAATATTCCGTCAAGAGGAAACCTATATTTGTCCCAATGAAAATGGTTGGGAAGAAAGATATTATTCCCGCCTATTTGAAAAAGACGATAAGAAACGAGACATTTGTGTGAATTATTTAGAAGGATTAGAATGGGTATTGAAATATTATACCAATGGATGTGCGGATTGGAAATGGAAATATCATTATACGTATCCTCCTCTATTCAAAGACTTATCCCCGTGTGTTCCAAATCATAAAATCGATTTTATCCAAGAAAATAAACATACATCTGTGTCTGCAAATGTGCAACTCGCATATGTATTACCGAAAGACCAGCTATATTTATTACCTCCGGTTTATTACAATGTATTATTAGAAAAATATGGGCATTTATATCCAGCGAAAAACTATACATTTAAATGGTCTTTTTGTAGGTATTTATGGGAGTCTCATATTTGTTTACCGGAAATTCCAATCGAAGAAATTGAAAAAGATTTCGGGGTTTTATATTTTTTACATGGATATTAATTATTTAGGCATATTTTTAACAAAGTAAAAATTATGGAGAAAAAAAATAGTTAAACACAATATATATTCATTTACACCAATGTTTCCTCGGTATGATTATCCCCGCGCTTTTCCTTACTACTATGGTGGATATGGACCAGGATATGGATATGGTGGCTATGGCTATGGTGGTTATGGATATAACCCCTATTTTTATCCACCATCTTATCCACCTTATCCATGTTATCCATATAGTTGTTTACCAGCAGCACCAGCACCAATTACCCCTTTACAACTGTCTTACTTGACTAATTATAACTATTAGTTCGATGGAAAAGGATATATTTATTTATTTTTTCAATGTAAAATAAATAAAACAACATTATCGAATATATTTACCCACTCTGGAAAAAGAATCGACTATATAAATGACAAAAATACCTAAAAAGGTATACAATATAAATTCTTCTGTAATATGATTGGTTGGTTCTTTTTGTTGTTCTTCTAGTAAATGAATAATATAATTCATTTTCTCATTAAATTTATCCGGAACCATCGGGTTAGAATTCGCAGTTGCATTATATTGAAGAGCGGTTGAATAAGGATATTCACCAATACGACTAGTATTCGTATAAATATCTTTATAGGATTCAAAAGAATTGCCTAAACCTCCGGAATTGGTGGAAAAAGAGGGAGCAACGGATTTTACAACCGGTTTATTCGAAGAACTAGGATTCGGATTAAAATTCGCTAATGAAGTTCCGTCATCCTCCATTTTCACCGATCCAATGGTTTGGATAATTTCTTGAACTTTAGCAGATCTTTCTTTATTATCTTCTATACTTGCAGGACTTAGCGATTGAAAATTTTCTCTTTCCTCACATTCATCCTCTTCTAAAGTAGATGATAATTCGGTGGTAGGCGAGCTCATTTTTTTGATTGTTTTATTACGACAACTCGGCAATGTCGAAGGTCTTTTTCTAGCAGTTCCATTATATGACTCATAATTACTTGCTTGTGCTAATAATGACATATGAATTACAGAAACAATATATTTATATTATATTGTTATAATAGATTAGTTGTTTGTCCCTAAATGCTTTTAATTGTAATCTCTCTTTTCATCCTTTTTTTATTATTTCCAAATGAAATGTTTATATATTGTGATACTATTTTAGGCAAAATATTCGCAATTATTATTATTATATACTGCACGTATGAAAACGTAATATACGGATTATTTGCATGTATCCTTATTATTTGGTTTTATCAAAGTGATCTATTAAAAAGATTCCAAAACAGATATAGCGAATATTTTACTACCAAATTAACGCCTCAAGTAGTATATGTTCCAAATAAACCGAATCAAAATGTGCAATCCTTACCAACGCTAGATGCAGTCTCTTTAGAAAAAGTATATCCCAGTGAACTCCCTCCAATAAAAAAAGAAGCAGAACAAGTATTTCGAAATCAGCATTGTAGTAAAGAATTAGATTGCATGTATAAAAACAGTAAAATTATTCATAAAGAAGATATTAAAAATTTATTTCCAGAAGTTTCTTTTTTAGATGATATTCCATGTAATCCATGCGATACCGGTTGTAAATTTAGGTTAAATAAGATAAATAAAGAAACCGAATTGATATCGAAACAATCTAGAGGAAACGATAATACGGTATGGGATTGGATGAATACGTGGAATATTTTTAAAACGGAACCATATGAAGGTATAGGATTTGTTGCGTCTTATTTACCGTAGAAAAAAATATGTGTATATATAAAGCAAAGCGTCACGAATCATGTCTAACCCCGAAAATACAAAAAAAACGGAGAGTGCATTTTTCAAAATATTTTATTATGTGCATGATCATATTAAAACGGTAAATGATAGTAAAATATTCGCGGGTATTATGATTATTATCCTAAATATATCGTCTAAATTTGTAAATGTGAAATTAAGTAAAACGATGGAATCCTATTTAAAAAATACCTTTAGTCGACAATTATTGGTTTTTACAATTGCATGGATGGGAACGAGAGATATTTATATAGCGTTCATCGTAACTGCCATTTTCACCATATTTATCGATATTTTATGGAATGAAACAAGTCCATACTGTATATTATCGGAACAATTTACGGATTATCATCTATCTTTATTAGAAGATACCGATAAATGTAATAATTTTACAAAAGAAGATATAGAGAAAGCAATGACGGTTTTAGAAAAAGCACAGAAAATAGTGAACCGAGCAAGGCTGGAGGAGGATATTATTCCCGAAAAAAAATCATTTCGAAAACAAACACCTATTTGATTCTCTCCTATCTAATTTTCCGATAATAAAATTTCTATAACTAATATAACCAGTCTTATTTGATAAAAAATGAGTATGAATATTTATCAAATAAAAATAAAATTGTTGACGAAAATACCGAAACATGAACAGGTGGAATTAACGAGTAGTCTTTTACTGCATAGTATTAAAACCCCTTTGTCTAATTATCCATTCTTTACCGATAGTAAACCATTTCCTAAAAATGAATTACGAAGTATGTCTTATGATGATGTAGTTATGTTTTTTTTTAATAATAAACGGTTCAATAGTTTAATGAAAAATGTATTTATCAACAATAAAACAAGGAAACAAAATTACAAGATTAAAAATATAAAGAATGCTAAAAATAAAGATGTAAATAATGGTGAATTTACGGAAAACCAAACCAAATTTGAAAATTTTATAGTAATGTTGCAATTATTATTTCCAACTTCGTTTCCTACTATAAATAATATAGAAACCTCATTATCGTATGTTTTAAATAATACGAATGAAATCATTCCGTTTGAAAATAAAAAGAATGACAAAATTGCATTGAATAAACCAAATTTTTTATCTTTTAAAGGGACAACTACCAAATTACTACGTTTTTTACCATATAAATTTAAACAAAAATTTTCCTATTTAAAAATAGATAATACTATTTATACAATAACCCATGTAATATGGATAAATGACGTAATGAATCACCCAATTTATAGAGAAATTCTATTAAAATATAATGTGTTTGAACAATGGAAAGCGAAATACGAAGCGAAATTAGAATCAAAAGAAAGGCAAGAACGAAATGATATTATTAAATTTATTTTAAGAATTATGCAAAAAACGAATAATCCTCTGGATTTGAAGAAAATTAATTTACAGCAATTAGAAGATAAAAATATCAAAACTAGCACGAAATTATCCATTACTCAATTTACAGAAGCAAATTTAAAATTACAAGAAATCAATATAAATGATTATACGAATCCGGATAAACAACCGATTATTATTGATTTATTCGTTTCTTTGATAAATTCTTTTTACAGTTTAAATTCGAGAGAATATTTCAGTGGATCTTATGAAAATTTGAATAATATCGGTAGAAAAGTAAGAGAATATGAATTAAATCGAGATATTAATGATTATATTATTGATTTGAATTTTGAATATTTAAATGAAAATTCTAGCGACTCCACTTCCAATGAAAGAAAAAATGCGATTATCAATAAAATCAATAATTTCTTTCCTGAATTCAATAATTTTGTGAAAGCCATTCGTGAAATGAAAAGTCGTAAAATAGATAATCCAACGTGGAGAGATATTATCACTAAAATTATTCAAGGGGAAAAAGATCATAATTTTCAAAGTTTATGGAATGAAATAAATAACTGTTATTCCATTTCAGAAGTAGATAATATTGAAAAAGAAGATATGGAAGAGGAAAAAGAAAAAAGAGAGAGAGTAGAAAAAATAAATAAAGGTCAAACACTAAAGGGAGGAAATAATAATTGTAAAAATAATAATGATGAATTAAATGTAGGGTTTGATATATTAATCAGTGAATATAAAAAAGACGATAAAGATAAGACCGAAAATTATGGAAAAATACCAATCATAGAAATGTATTTACAACTAGACACTATTCTAGGAAATGTAAATGATAAAAATGTGAAATTATTAAATTGTGCATATAATGATATATTTCTTGGAAATACCTATAAAAATCTATTATATAATGCAAATGAACAATGGAATATTAAAGAACAACATATGTTTTTCGACGCCAAAAATATTTTAGAGAAAAAACCAGATAAAAATACCGATAAAAATCCAGAGAAAAATCCAGAGAAAAATCCAGAGAAAAATCCAGAGAAAAATCCAGAGAAAAATCCAGAGAAAAATCCAGAGAAAAAGCCAGAGAAAAAGCCAGAAAAAAAATAGTGATTTAACAATATATACATCCTAACAAAATTCATATTTATTTTTTGTAAAACGAAGGTTTTCCGTTAATATATTTACCAACTTCCTCTCCTAAATCTCCATCAAAACCATATTCATATATTTCACCATTTTCTTTGTCTGCTATGTAATATTTCTTTTTATTAATGATTATTGGGGTATATTCTACTTCTTCCTCTTCTTCCTCTTCTTCCTCTACTTCCTCTACTTCCTCTACTTCCTCTACTTCCTCTACTTCCTCTACTTCCTCTACTTCCTCTACTTCCTCTACTTCTTCCACTTCCTCTACTTCCTCTACTTCTTCTACTTCCTCTACTTCTTCTACTTCTTCTACTTCCTCTACTTCCTCTACTTCTTCTACTTCCTCTACTTCTAATTCTTTAATATCCATCTTTGTATCATTTTCTTCAATGATTGGTATAAAGAACCCAGGTTCCGTTTTTACAACTACTGGATTTAGATCCTTTCGAATCGACAATGATAGTTCGTCATCATCATCAATATCTATAATACAAGGTTCATCTGCTTCTAATTCTAAAAATTCAACATCGTTAATCGAATCTACCTCTACATCCTCCATAAAAGGAAAGGAAGGTTCTGGTTCTGGTTCCTTTTTAGAACAAAATACGGTTTGGAATAATTGAACATTATTTATCAATTGCTTCTTTAATTGTTTCAACTCTTTTTTTTGTTTTTTCAATTTTTGTTGCAATTCATTATTCTCCACTTTCAAACAGGCATTTTCCTCCACCAACTGAAACACTTGATTTACAATATCAAAAGAAGACATGGTTTACGATTCGAATTGATTTGATTATATGAAGGTATACAATTTATATTTAGTTATTCTTATATAAATATAAATTTCAATTTTTTACAAAAATCAAAACAACTCTAACATTCCATTTTTTTCCACTCACTTGGAAATAAATCCATTATATTATAATGTGCATATTTAACACCAAACCAATTACTAGGATAACATATCTTTTTATCTACATTCCCATTAAAAAATGCTCCCCACCATGAAAAGGTGCTATTTGCAATGATATTATGATGACACAAACTCATCAATAATAACTGTTTCCAATCTACAATATCATCGCTCACTTTTATAAATTCGATATTTTCTTCTTTATAAATATGTTGTAATACTTCTATATGTTTTACAACGACTTCGTTGTCTACTTTTTCACAAAAATACAACACTCTTATTTTATTAGACGGTAAAAAAGATAAAATATAGTCCAGCGATTTACGGTAATAATTCAACGTTAAAATAGGATGAAAATCTTGTAAATTAACATAATCTCCTATTCTAAAATGTAAACTTATCAAAATGGTATTTTTATCCTTTGGGAATATATCCATAAATTCCGCTTCCGCACGAATGATGTTTTGTTGCTCTCTCAAACGAATCATTTGAAAAATAATATCGGCTTCTTTTATAAAATATTTATACGACTGAAAATAACCATGCATTCGAAAAGATATATCGGCTTTTGGTATTTCGATATAATGAAATGTATTTTCTTTATAGGTAGGTATAGTAGATAAATGATTATTATTCAACTTCCATTGTTTATGAAACGTAGTATTACTTAATAAATCAATTAAAAAACTATCCCAATAGGTATGTCGTTTACCATCTAAATTAACTACATATGGTAAAATAAAGACGATATTATAACGAATGGAATAAGCTATGGTTGTAAATAATTGAAATAATTGATTACCTAGTCCACCCATTAAACTACAACTTACAAATCGCATTTGGTTCATAATATACAGTAGAATATGCACATGTATATATATTATATTCGAAAATTATTTATTTAGACCGAATTTTTCTCTCAAAATAGAGTTACGATTGGGACCATTCGCTTTTTCACTTTGTTTTTTCACTTTATATTTTCCACCATTGGAATAATTCGTTTTTAAAAAATTATCATTATCCTCATGTATTTCCGGTAAAATACGGGTTACTGGTTTTTCTACAATTAACATCATATGTTGTGACTTTGTTAATTTACGGTATTCTTGTATGGTTAAATTTCCGTAGTATTTTTCAAGAAAATAATAGGGAACTAACGCGGGTTTAATGCTCTCTAAATATTGATTCGGTTTTCCGTAATAATAGTTCATTAATTGATACGACTCTGTTTTTGCAGAATCATCCCAGTCCATTTGTTTTCCAAATAAATAGGCGACTGCACACTCAGGACTACAATAAGATCCATGTCCATAAATTGCATTATTAAATCCATATTGTAAAATATAACAAGGATCATTATCAAATGGATAGGTGCACCAAAAACAATCCGATTTTTTATCTTGCAAATCGTTTTTATAAAACTGGATTTTGAGTTGTTTTATTTTATGATATTCTATATCGGTTAATGTATTATTCGTATTCGTATTATTTGCATTACAAACCGAACATACCATATTATTTTCAACGAGTTCCGTAGATGCCGTTTCTTCTACAACCTTATTTATAATTACGGGTTTCTCCCAATCTGCAAAATTATTTTGACTACTTTTTTGTTCATATGCTATAATTTCCGTAGGTATACTTGGATTATAATTCAATGTATCATAGTTCCACAAATTAGATTGAATATATTCATCAATCTCTCGAATACTACACTTTAAATGTAAAATGATATTACTCATTTTGGTAGAAGGAGGATTCAATGGTAATAAGGTATCAATAATTTTAGCACCCTTTGTTTTTTTCTTGTAGGTGGCATTTGTATTATCGGTGGTAATATTAATATTGCTGGAAGGTGGTTCCATATTATAATTCATCATTTCAGTGCTATCTACTATTTTTTTACGCCTTCCTTTCTTTTTTATAATGGGAACTTCTGCAATTGCTTCCATCACAAACGGTTATATTATATGGAAATTTTCCGTATTCTTTTTTATATGTTTTTAGATATGTCTTTTATCTATATGTAAAAAATATAAAATCTATTTATTATCCAGTATAATCTACAATGAATACGACAAATATCTCTTTTTTTAATAGTAAAAAGGAAGAAGAACCTATCCTAAAGAAAAAACCAATCCGAGAAATGACGAAAGAAAGTAGTCCTTGGTCAGAGAAATATCGACCACAAGATTTTAATCATATTGTCCTCGATCCAATCAATCGCAAAATTTTTCAAAATATATTGGACAAGAAGAAGTTTCCACATATGTTGTTTTACGGTCCACCTGGAGCAGGAAAAACAACGTCATCGGATAATTTAATTCGTAAATATCAATCTTTATACAGTAAAATGAATACGGAAAATATAATACATTTAAATGCATCCGACGAAAGAGGGATAGAAGTGATTCGCACCCAAATCCATCAACTCGTGAAATCGAAAAATATGTTTGAGACGGGTTATAAATTCGTTGTATTAGATGAAGTGGATTATATGACGAAAAATGCACAACAAGCTCTCAAAAATCTGCTACAATCCTGTTTAAATAATGTGCGATTTTGTCTCATATGTAATTATGTATGTAAAATAGACGAATCTCTCAAAAACGAGTTTATATGTATTCGATTCAATCAATTACCAAAAGAAGAAATATATACCTTTATGAAACATATTGCAGAAAAAGAAAATATCCATTTAAAAGACGAATCTATATATTCTATACAAAAAATGTTCCATTCCGATATTCGCAGTATGATTAATTTTATTCAGTTACATCAACACAATGCCGAAATCGATACATTGTTAGTAGTAGATTCTATGTGGGAAGAATTACATAACTTGTTGAAAAAGGAAGAGGTAGAGGTAATTTTATCCTGGATGAGAAAGACATCGATTACTTGTAATTTAGACATCAAAACCATTATCAAACATTATTTTAATTATATGATTAAACATTATCCGGAATATATTGTTCCTTCCTTTTTGAATATTGTAGAGAATATTGTTCATAATTATGATACAAATATTGAACACATATTATTCTATTTTATTCATCATGTAAAAGAAGAATATATACGGGTTATACACCCTTGATCATGTTTCTTTGTTTTCGAAAAAATTGATATAAAACGAATTATCTAAATGTAATAGTCATACTATATTATATTATATTATTGTAAAATGACTACCGTGGATGATGAATGGAATCAATTTTTATTACATTTTAATCATTGTAATATAACCGATTATAATTTTAATAAACCTACGGAGGATAAGGAAGAAGAATTAAAAACTACCTCTACGTCTCCCGAATATATAAGAAATACATGTGAATCCTTATATATTTCTACACAAACCAAGATTTTCTTTTTGAACGTAAATGTATTAGATGTAGATACTATTTTCTGGAATATCCACATCATGGAATATGGAAATCCAGAAATGGGAATTATAAAAAAACAAATGCGTATGATATTTAAAACACCAGAAGAATATATGACCTATCGTTTACGTATCCAAGATTTATCCTATTATAATGAAAAAATAATCAAACAAATAAACAATCCAAATGCGAGAAAGATAAAATTTAAAGATGAACGTAAATTGACGATTGGTATTTCGAAAAAGGATATTATGAATTGTCATGGAAAAGATAAAAAGGCATTTATCAATTGTTTTGCCATGATTTTACGAATACCCAATAAAAATAAGATTTTCCACGAAGTGCATGTGAAGGTATTTAATACGGGCAAGATTACGATTCCTGGTATCGTAGATGATGATGATGCATTGTTAGACATTACAAAACAATATATTATCGATATTTTACAACCGAATGTAACGGAACATCTTCATTTAATACCAGAAGACGAAATACCGTTATTGAAGAAAATAGTAAAAAACCAGAAAGGTAAATCCAATGAAAATGAAACTATAGACGATGTGGTGGATACGACTACTATTATGCCGAAAAACACACATATTGAATATGTAAAACAACACTCGGGTGTGTTGATTAATTCGAATTTTAATTGTGGATTTTATATTGATCAAATGAAATTGATGCAAATTTTAAAAGATAAATATAAATTGGAACCGACGTATAATAAATCGAATTATCCGGGAGTAAAATGTAAATTTTATTTGAATAATGAATTACCGTTAGATATTAATGTTCAAACCGGTCGTATCGATGAAGAATCACGGGGGTATAATGTAAAAAACGACAAAAGATATACGAAAATAAATTTTGTGGTATTTCGAACCGGTAATAATTTAATTCTCGGCAATTTTTCGAAAAAGGTTCTGTTGTTCATATTTGAATTTGTAAAGAATATTTTAATGACGGAATATGAAGAAATCAAAACGTTACATGACGAACCTGTAAAAAAAATGAAGAAAAACAAACCGCGTAAAAAGAAAATATATTATACCAAGGATTATTTAGCCACCTTATCTGTCGAATTATAAATGTCACTATTTTCTACCATTTTATACGATGTAAAAAATAATATATTATCTATAGATCAATACTGACTCTTCTGGTAGGAATATTTAAATCTACAATATAAATCGAATTTTCGGTCATGATAATATAATCTTTTCCTGCAATTCTATATACTTTTTCAATATAACTAGTATATTCTTCTGTATTACGTATCAACATTTTTTTACCATCTTCGCGAATACCAATCATAACAGTTTTATCGAGAGAACCGGTCCAGTAATCTAATAGAATCGGTTTATCTTCTACAATCGATAACTTTGCTGCATTTTGTAATGTTTTTATATCAGGTAAACGATGACCTTCATCGAGAGAAACTTCTGTAGTTGGTGGTGGCGGTGGTAATGTAGTATTATCCATTTTTACTTATATAACAATATACATAATAATATTGGATACTTTAAGTCATTTTTTCCTAAATGTGTTTTTTATTTTATAAAACGTCATTTAATATTTGGATTTGATTTTCTAATAATTTATCCGGAAAAACAACATTAAAATGAATAATCAAATTTCCATTTCGTTGACCATCCCGAATCATTCCATATTCTGGTATTGGCCGTTTATCGTTTGGTTTTATCACGTGTGTAATTGCAGAATGTGAAATGCGCAATGCCTTTCCATTTAAATGCGGAATTTCGATCGAAAAACCACATAATGATTCTTTAAGCGTCAAATCTTTATTTAGTATTAAATCCATTCCATTTCTCTCAAACAGTGGATGGGGTTTGATACGAATGATTAGATGTAAATCGCCTTTTATTCTATCTTGGATTACATGTCCCATATCTTTTAATAACATCACTTCCCCATTATCTATCCCTCTTGGAATAGGAATATTGATATGATCCTTTTCTAAATGTCCATTTCGATTGCGCTCAAAAAATACTTTGAGAGATGGAAGACCATGATAGGATTCTTCTAATGTAATTGTTACTTCTTGTTGTATTGGATTCGGTTTGGTGATTACTGGAATTCCATTATGGAAAATACGGACATTTGGACCCATTCCTCCCATGCCTCCCATTCCTCCCATTCCTCCCATTCCTCCCATGCCTCCCATTCCTCCCATTCCTCCCATTCCTCCCATTCCTCCAGAAAACATCATATTGAAAATATTATTAATATCATCAAAATCATTAAAACCCTGGTGACCTCCACCACCATTTACTGGATTTCTCCCACCATATTTCAAATAATGATCGTATTCTTGTTTTTTAACTGGATCTGACAATGTTTCATATGCTTCGGATATTTCTTGGAATTTAGTCGTTGCATCTGGACTAGGATTACGATCTGGATGATTCTTGAGAGATAATTCTCGGTATGCTTTCTTTATGTCACTTTCACCGGCCTCTTGCGATATTTCCAATCGATCATAAAAATTCGACATTTTTTATATTTTTTATAGGAAAAACATTATATATCGTTTATTACAAAGAATATAATATTATATTTATAATGATTGTAAATGGAAATAGAGAGAATTCATCTTCTTTCCTTATCTTATCTTAAATGTCGAAAGAAGAAGAACCATTTGTTTTAAAATATAAACCATATTATTTATCCGATTTTGGAATGGATCCTCATATGATGGGAGCCTTACAAACCCTTTTGGAATTAGACGATCTTAATTTATTGTTATATGGAAATCCTAGTTCTGGAAAAACGATTTTATTAGAAGCATTAATTCGGGAATATTACCATTTGAAAAAAACAGATCCTTTCCCTGAAAATAATATTTTGTATATCAATAATCTAAAAGAACAAGGTATCAATTATTACCGAAATGAAATGAAAACGTTTTGTCAATCGTGTAGTGTGATTCACGGTAAAAAAAAAATGATTGTGATTGATGATCTAGATAACATTAATGAACAAAGTCAACAAGTATTTCGTAATTATATCGATCGATATAAGAAAAATATTAATTTTGTTTCCGTTTGCACTAATATGCAGAAAGTAATTGAAAGTATTCAATCCCGAGTGCATATTATGCGGGTAAATACATTAAGCAAAGCCCAAATTATTCATCAAATGGAAAATATTATTCAAAAAGAAAACATACATTTAAACACAGAATGCAAAGAATATCTACTTTCCATTTGTAATCATTCGGTTCGTAATATGATGAATTATCTGGAAAAAATATATATAATGGATGATACCCATTTAACATTGGAAACATGTAAACAAGTATGTTCGAATATTTCGTTTCAACATTTTGAACAGTATATAGATGCATTACAGAACCATGAATTATATAAAGCGATACGTATTTTTTATGATATTTTTGATTATGGATATTCCGTCATTGATATCCTTGATTTTTTCTTCATATTTGTAAAAACCACCAATACGTTGGACGAAAATACAAAATATAAAATCATTCCACATCTTTGTAAATATATTACTATTTTCCATAATATACACGAAGATGAAGTAGAATTAGCACTATTTACGAATAGTATTTATCCTCTTTAGAAATGTAAGAAATCCCAAGAAAAAAATTAGATGTAAATAATATAATAGTATATAGTAAACGATAAATTACTTTTCTTTTATATATGCTTAATTATTTGTTTTTGAAACAAGTTCCGGTAGAAGTGCTTATAGAATTACTGGAAAAAATATGCACGAAAACCGATCGGTTCTATTTAATAGATATGAATGCATATCGTAAAATGATTTTTTATCATTTACATGAACCTTTTTGTGCAGGTTTAACTTCCTATTATCATGTTTCCAAAAGATATTATTTAACCAGAGATATGACCTATAATTCGTTTACGAATATTGTGCGTCAAATTTGTAAGAGTAACAAACATTCTTTTTATACTGAATTAAAATATGATTATTCGGTGTATACGATCCTATACTTTATTTCTTTTTTAGAAACCCCGGCACCTGCGATCTTAGAAACGCGGGATGTCGAATCTATTTAGGAACACTCGTAAAATAGTGTAATAATAAATATATTATTTTGTCTTGAAATAATATATTGGTATATCTATGAATGAATCGATAACCTTCTATGTTTTCGCCGCTGGATTAATTATTATGGCTAGTTTTGTTGCAAATAAATATAAACAAACCTTTTCCACCGAACATAATAAAGATGAATATGAGATGGTAAAACAATATTTATTAAACGACTCTCCATTGTATGGATACAATCGTCCAAAAATATGGATTCATTCTAAATATGAAATTAACGCAAGAAAATGGAAGAATTTTCAATCTAGAAATAGCACCGATTTAAATCAACCTTATCTTTATTTAACGATCCAAAGTATCATCAATCATTGTGGTAATGATTTCCATGTTTGTCTGATTGATGATGAAACATTCCAAAAACTTATCCCTACCTGGGATATTGATATTAATAGTTTAGCAGAACCAATGAAAAGTCATATACGTAATATTGGAATGTTAGAATTAATATACTATTATGGTGGTATCCTATTACCAAATTCTTTTCTATGTATGCGTAGTTTGATTGATTTATACCACTCGAAAAAGGCATTTGTATGTGAAAACATCAATCGTTATGTAAATATCCAAAAAGAAAAACGTCGAAATCTTTTTATTCCGGATATTGAAATCATGGGTGCTCCCAAAAACAATGAATTCGTAAAAAAATGTATAGAATATTTAAAAAGAGAAATATACAATGGTCATTTTCATACTGAAAACGACTTTTTAGGTAGTAAAAATCAGTTTTGTATCGATCAAATACAACAACAAACCATACATTTAGTCGATGGAGAATACATTGGTATTAAAAATCGGCATGGGAAACAAATTGTTCTCGATGATTTAATGGAAGATTCCTTTTTAGATGTAGATAGTGATAAAATTTACGGAATTCAAATACCGAGTGAGGATATTTTACGTAGAACCAAATATCAATGGTTTGCTATATTACCTGTAAATGATATTTTAGAATCGAATATTATTCTATCTAAATTTTTCAAAGTTTCCATAGTAAATAATGGAGAATCGATTTTAAATGAAAACACGTGCACCGATTGTATTTCTTCTATGCGTAGTAAAAGTGTAATTTCGATCTAGTCGAGTCCTCTATTAGTTGCATTTTCTGGAAAGATATGTGGGTATTATATAATACAGAATGGATGAAATCATCGTTTTATATTTTATATCCGTTATATGCATTTTATGTATCGTGTTTTTTGTATATAATAAAAAGAGGAAAGATGGATTCGATACAGAGGATACAATGAATAAAATCAGTGGAGACAATACAGATGATCCATGTGAATATAATTTAAAAGTAGAAGGTCTCCTCCAACCGGTTGTATTTGAGTTATTTGGTGTTAATATACTACAACCGATCGATGATATTATCAATATTATCAACGATATCATCATATATGTGGATTTTTTTGTGAATAAATTCATTGGTTGTTTACTTTTGTATATTTTAGATGCTTTCGGCTTAGTTTTATGGGGAATTATGTATGTCATTCTCAGTATTATTAATATGCAAAGTATATTAGATACCACCTATGAATATATTGATAAAAATGTAGATGCAAATGTGTATTATTATACCGGTATGCATCTTATTCATTTTCCAACCTTATATCAAAATAGATGTTACCGTATAGATGGTAAAGACCGTATCCAATGTTGGCAAAGCCCTTATGGTAATAATAATAAAAATACCGAGGGAATTACTACCGTTAAAAATAATACCGGACAAAATATGTCTTTTTATGAATTATTAATTATATTACTTCTTATTTTAGCAATACTGTTGATATTGAGCATTGTATTTTTCTGGATCAAAAGTTTTTTCCCACCAACGATTCAATGTGGGGAAGGAAAAGCATGTGAAGCATAAGAATAATAACAGGTCTATAGTATATACATTTCTTTTTGCATGGGAAAAAAATGTATTCCTGGTTTATTTTGTATTGGGAATATGACACTATTTCTAGTTTTCCTTTTGTTTTTATTCGTCCTTTATTTATATTTTAGAATCACCGATTTAGGAACGAAACCCGTCGTCGAAACAAAAGAACGACCGATTATTATTATGTCTCCTCCTCCTCCTCCTCCACAAAATCCATTGACGAATTTATATGCACCACCTATAAGAAACGATAATTATGCGATTCCGCCCATTGCAACCCAACCGTTTGACCTGAATTACCGCCAAATTGGTATTTTAACTAGACAAACTGGATCAACGGAAATCTTACCTTTAATGGGTAGAAGACAAATGTCATCTAGAGATAAATGGCAATATTATACCATGTCGGGGAATAATTTACAAGTGAAATTACCGGTTAGTGTAAATGGTAAAAGTTGCACGGGTGAATATGGATGTAATGAGATATTCAATAATGATACTGTTTATGTAGAAGGATTTAAGGATATTTTTATTGCAACCATCTATGAAAACAATAGTTTTACTTATTTTCCATAGGAATGAAGACGTATATTTGGATCTTATGTTATGTTATACAATACAATAATATTTTCTTGTATTATATAAATAGAATAGATATTAGCATTATGTCATCTTCTTCTACTAGCATCTTCCCAATTGATATAAATAAATTTATAGATAACTCGAATAATAGTAATACATATCCATCTGCTACTTATAATTATGACGTAACGAATTGTTATTTTCAGGGATTTTTAACCGATTCTTCGTCAAATAATAATAATAATAATTTAATTGGACTGGAATTTTCGTATTATAGTAGTAGTCCTAGTATTACTATGAAACAAAACGAAACTTTAAAAAATGTAGATATGTATTATACCTCTAGATTTGCTATTGTTCCAATTATACACGATATTTTCAGTAACGATACGATATATGCTAATGATTTGGAATTAATTATTGAACATCGACCAGATTTGAATAATACTAGTCAAGTGAATCTATATACTTGTTTCATTTTTACAACCAATAATTGTGGGTCAAGATATAAAGCAGGGGCGTTTGACACGTTATTTGAAAGTATCGATATTAAGAATTTAAAAGCAGCGACTCTAAATAAAAAAAACAATGAAAATATAAATCAAGCAAAAATCGATAATTTAAAACAGCCGAATTTACATTTGTCTTTTAATGCAACTATGTTAAATCATATGACAGATGATATCGTTCAATCCAAAGACGCCTATTATTATTTAGATAAAAAATCCAATATTTTTATCGTCTTTAATCACCCGATTTGTATTTCCAACAATAATTACGACATATTAGCATATCCCAGTTCCACCAACAATAGTTTATTTACACGACCAATAGAAAACTACCTTACTAAAATATTCAGTGATACTGATTTCAGAATTAAAGAGGCGGTATATGATTTATCCTTTCAATATCAATTTGCAAATACAAAAACCCAAGGTTTTACTACGCTAAAAGAAAATTTTGCTACACTACGAGAAGGATTAATTGGAAACTATGTGTATTGTAGACCAGCGGATAGTAGTAATGGAAGCAATTTAGTTACTACTACTATCAATGAATATGCAAATAATGCAGAGAGTCAATCCAGTATTTTATTGAATGACCTTACGATGATTTTTGTCATTATGATTGTATTTATTTTCATGTGTTTGTTCGCACCAGTGTGGTTTATGTTTTCTGGTGAAAATATTTTGGGATTTCATACGGGTGTTTTTCTATGGGTGTTACGTGCGATTCTCTTTATACTTTTTTTCGCTGGCGGAGTTGCATTGATTATTGTTTCTAGAACCAGTCCAGGTGCACCCGAATGGTTATTCTTGGTTGGATTAATAATGATTATTAATTATATCTTGTTTTATGCGGTGGTGTTTATGTTTCAAAAAAGGAACATTTATGAACAATTAAAAGAATTGATAGAAGAAAAAACCAATGCAGATGAAAAGAGAAAAATAAAAGAATTCGCTACCAATATTTTTGGAGATATGACATAATAACCAGTCTATTTACATAAGGATCCACCACAAAACAATGGGTCCGCGATTGGTTTGTAAGATGTTTCGATATAGGTGCTACTGTCACTTTTACCGACTGGTGCCATTTTAAGAACTACTTCTTCTTCTAATGATTCTACTTTTACTGGATTCATTTCCAGCATTTTTTCATCTTTTTTTTCTTGGGTAGGAGGATTGTATTCTGGGATATTTATCATATCATAGTTATTCGCCATCGCATTATTCTTACCACCACTACAACTTCTACGAATGATTTCATAGGAAACTAAAATGGCCAATATAGCTAAAATAGGAGTCGTATAGAAAAAGACGAATAATGTTACTAGTAAAATAAAAGCTAGACCGAAACTAGAATTAATAAACGGTATCAATAATTCGGGAGTTTGGATTGGAAAAATAATATAGAAAACAAATACGATAAATAGAATTATTTCTAAAGGAGATACGGATTTCAAAAAATCGAATTTCATTATTATATATTCTGGATGGATATTTTTATGCGAAAAATTGATCTTTCCTGTATTTATTTTTGTCTGGTATATTAGAACAAAAATGAACAAACGCCGTTTTTTCAAAAAAGAATCTGTAAAAATAGAGTGTCCGTTTGTAATTACACAGGATTATCGTCGTAAAATACTAGAAGAGAATGCCTATATCGGTCAACAAGGATTTACCATGTTGAAATCCGGAATGGATCCGGAAGATTTGAGAGAAATCAAACGATTATTGACGGTAGAACCCATGGCGTCTTTTTCGGGTCCTAAAACCGAGGTGGTTTCTTTTCCGGTGTTTCGAGAGAATGAAAAGAAAATCTATATTCCTCGTTTTTACGGAGAATCTCGTTATGGTGGAAATCCTGCTAAAATGGAATTATCTTTAGGAGATTCCATTTCCGTTCCTTTTGTAAAACCCATTCGCGATTATCAAGAAAAAATCATTCAGGTTTATTTAGATCATATAACCCGGTTAGGACCAGGACCACGATCAGGTGGCGGAATTTTAGAAGTTCCGTGTGGTCGGGGAAAATGTTTAGGAAAAAATACTCCTATTTTGATGTTGGATGGCTCCTTGAAAATGGTGCAGGATGTCGTGGTAGGTGATGTATTAATGGGAGACGATTCCAATGGTCGAAACGTCTTGACATTGGCAAGAGGCAGAGAAAAAATGTATGAAATAAAAGAGAAAAATGTTATTATTTATGGAGAAGAATTATTGGGAGAGAGTTATGTAGTAAATGAATCCCATATTCTCTCTTTAATGGATATTACTACCAAAAACATTATTGATATTTCCGTAAAAGATTATTTGGTATTACCTATACGTTTACAACAAAATTTGATGGGATATCGCGTTCCAGTGATATTTCCAGAAATGGAAGAGAGAGATGATATGTATACCATAGGCACCACCGGTATCCGGATTCCCATAAAATGCCATTCTACGAAAAGTCGTTTGGAACTTTTAGCAGGAATGGTGGATCGTTTTGGGATATTTTGCACTATTTCCAATCGAATGAAAATCCAACATGGAAATCCATTATGGATCGAAGATTGTATCTTTCTCTCTCGATCCCTGGGCTTAGAAATCTATCGAACCAAAAATAAACGGAAGGTATTTCTCTCGGATGGTTTATGGAGAATTCCTTTTCGTAAACCAGCATTCGTTTTGTTACAAGAAAAAGTTCCAGCTAAATATAAAGAAAATCAAAATCAAAATCCTTTTGTATATTATCCATTTTCCATATATGAAAAAGAAATCGACGATTATTACGGTTTTGAAATCGATGGAAATCGTAGATTCGTTTTAGGTGATTTTACGGTAACCCATAATACGGTCATGGCGCTCAAAATTATCTCGATAATCGAGAGAAAAACCTTGATTTTGGTTCATAAAGAATTTCTAATGAATCAATGGATCGAGAGAATCGCGGAATTCATGCCTAGTGCACGTGTTGGGAAAATCCAAGGACCGAAATTCGAAGTGGATGAAAAAGATGTTGTGATTGGAATGATTCAATCTCTCTATGATCGTGCTTTTCCTGTCAATGCATTTGCGTCTTTTGGTTTAACCATCGTAGACGAGGTTCATCGTATTGCAAGTGAAGAATTTTCGAAAACGTTGTTTAAAACGATTACGAATTGTATGTTGGGGATATCAGCTACAGTGGATCGTAAAGATGGATTGACGAATGTCTTGCATATGTTTATTGGACCGAAAATTTATAGTGAAGAGAGAAAAGACGAAGATGTCATCGAAGTCCGTGCCATAGAATATGTCAATGACGATGCCGAATACAATGAAGTTGCGTATGATTATATGGGAAATGTAGCACATACGACCATGATTTCGAAAATCAGTAATTTCGGTCCTCGTTGTCATTTTCTAGTGAAGATTTTGAGAGATTTGATTACGGAAAATCCCGATAAACAAATCATGGTTCTCTCTCAAATCCGCGGATTATTATCCGTGATTTATGAACATTTAGGAAGATATGGAATGGAAGATGTAGGATTTTATGTAGGAGGAATGAAACAAAAAGAGTTGCAAGCCACGGAAGAAAAACAGATTGTGTTGGCAACCTATGCGATGGCAGCAGAAGCCTTGGATATAAAAACGCTAAATACTCTAGTCATGGTCTCTCCAAAAACGGATATTATTCAAAGTGTTGGGAGAATATTGAGAACTCGTGGTTCTGGTAAATTAATTGTAGATGTCATTGATACACACGATGTTTTTCAAAATCAATGGAAAAAACGTCGTGCTTATTATAAAAAATGTGGATATGGTATTTCGTATGTGAAATCTCCCGAATATGTCAATATGGACATTCGCGATGCATGGAAACGGATTTCAAATGCTAGCAAAATAGAAGAAGAAGATACGAAACCGAAATGCATGATTGATGTATTTGAAATCGATTTTGAGAGAAAATTGGCTTGATTTATTTATTATAGGGTAGGAGTTAGAAAGGAGGTGAGTCAGAATGGGTGCGTCGAGTGGGTCGGATAGGGGGTGGAGGAGTTTTCCGGTTTGTTTTGTTTGTTGTAACAGTTGGAGGGGGCTGGATAGGTAGTTGGATAGGTGGTGGAGGGGGTCTTGTCGGAACCGGAAAGGTTATTTTTTTAAGTTTTTTTTCAGGGGTTTTTGAACGAGAATTCGGTGCAGTATTTTTTAAATATTCAAAACTACATTCGCATATAACTGTTGAATTATCTTCTACTTCATTACTAATTATTAATCCTTGTTTTTGGAATATATCTAATGCTTTAGTTAACATATAGTAAGGAGGTGAATAATGACCAGAACTATTATCTATTTTTTTAATTTTATGTTCTTCTATTAAAATCAGACCAGCACAAATTACTGGTTGACCACAAGAACCAGCCGAATGTTGACCTTGAAATAAACACAACGTCATATTTGGTAATGTAGAATATAGATAACTTCCATTTTTAACTTTTTGTAAATCTTCATTTTTTGTAATCCTTATTATTTCTTTACTATTATCACTATCACAGTAATAATTTACCAAATCTCGGTGACGATAATCTAAAATTATATACTTAGGATTCATAACACAATAGTATTCATCATCTTTACAAGATTTTAATAATTCATTTGATTTTTTTTGATAACTACTTAGTGATAATAAATTGTGTTTTTTAATTTCACTTCCTAAGAATACAGAATTGGAAGTTAATCTGTCTAACATATCCAATTTATCAAGAATCGTATTTTCTTCACTATATACATATTCTAAAATAAATGGTCGAAGCATATTTATTACTAAATAGGAACGTATATTAAATGTAAAATCGAAATTTTTAGCATTGACTATATTATTATTAAATTCTACACATAAATCTTTCAAATTCTCAATTAAAAATTCAATTTTCATATCTTTTATTTTTTTAAATGTGTCTTCAATATAACGGTCTTGTATTTCCTTTCCTCCGCCAATTATTTTCATTGTTTTTATATTATATTTATTATGATTAAATCTTTTCTTTTT